CGGGCGCAAAAATGGGCGCAAAAATGGGCGTGGCCCCCGCACCCCAGCCCGCCCAAAGGAGAAAGGAAAAGCAGACCGGGCACGGAGGCCACGCGAACTCACCCTACCACCAGTCGGAGACAACCCCGCTGGCGGCGGCGTAAAAAGTCCGGGGAAGTCTCCGACCCACCAGTCGGAGACAACCCGCACCTTTTACTCCTCCTCTCGGCACCGTGGACAGGTAGCGGCACAAGTAGGGGCGTAGGAATCGTGATCGACAATCCACCCGTCGGCACGCGCTCTCTGCTTGGCTTGGTCGGGATAGAAGTCAGCGTCGTCGTGCTGTCGATAGCAAACGTCGCAAGTGATGGCGAACTCCACATGCATAGCCATCACGCCACCTCCTCGATTGGCACGAGACCCAAGTCTCGGGCGCTGTAATCCAGCACCGCCAACTCAAACGTCCCGCACGCCTGCTCTATCGCCCATAGGACGGTATCCAGGGCCTCCGACGAACCGCCATAGTTCTCGTATGCCACCGTCAATTTCAGCTCTTGAAACTGCATCACGCCTCCTCAGTCTGCCCAACAACGGGCGGTGCCATCGGGCGTAACGCCGTAGGTAGCGAGCGCCGTTTTGCCGGTACCCGGGAACGGGTACTCAAAATCGGCAATCCACCGATAACCCGCCTCGTGACGGTCAGCCGGGTCGGTTGACCCGAAAAGGGGGTTGGGGCGCCAGCCGGTGAGCACGGCGCTACGGTGCTCCCTGCGTGCCGTCGCCTTCGCCGCATCTCGGACGGCGTTTTCGTATTCGGCGTCGCCCTGACGGGCGGCGTCGAACAGGTTGATTCTCATTGTATTTCTCCTTGGTTTAGTTGGGACTGAACAGTCCGGAACGCCTACCCCCTCGAAGGGGGTAGGACATCCGCACGGTTCAGCGCTCGCGCCGTTCCAGTTCGGCGGTAACTTCCGCTAGTGCGATGCCGTTTTCGGCTTGTTGCTTGACGGTCAGTAGGTGCGGCTTGAGTAGTTCACCGCGCACGGTGTCGCGGATTTCCTCTAGGTACTCAATCGGGAAGTCATGCATATGGTTTTTCATGGTGTTTCTCCTTGTTAGGTGGGACTGAACAGTCCGGGATGCCTACCCCCTCAGGGAGAGGAAGGGGTAGGTCACCCGCACGGTTCAGCAGGAAGTCCAGCAGACTGCCGGGTCCGTGACGTTGTTGTAGATAACGACGACGGCGAGGACCAGGGCGGCGGTGACGCTGGCGACGAACAAGGCGTCGCAGACTCGCCGCATCATGACGCCTCACAATCGTGCCCGTGATACCAGTCCTCGGCGTCCTCGGCGTCGAGCAGATCAAACGCTCTGCCGCATTCTTTACAGAGCGCATACCCCCAGTCTTCGAGGGCGGGAGCGGTAGCCGGGTTCTTCATGGTGTTTCTCCTTGTTGGTGTCCGCCTTGTTGCGGATCGTGGCGCCTCGGGAATCGAACCCGAGAGGAACCGTTGCGCCGTTGTCTCACTTCCCCATCGCTCGGGCCACGTCCTCTAGGACGCTGGCTCGGTCGGCCAGTAGGTCGAACGCTTCCCGCTTGGTCATGCCGATATGCATACTGCCAGCCGGGGGGCGACGCTCGGACGTGTCGGGGTCGATCGTGACGACCTTGAAGCTCTGCCCGTAAGTCTTGGACCCGTACTCTAGGCCGATGCTGGCGCCCTCGGGGACAAGCCCGAGACGGTGGCACGCCTTGACGTACCGCCCGAACGCTGCCTCGACGTTGCGCTTGGTAATGGTCATGGTGTCTTTCTCCTTGTGGTGTTGTCCGCCTTGTTGCGGATCGTGGCGCCCCGGGAATCGAACCCGAGAGGAACCGTTGCGCCGTGTCTCTTAGAAGTAGAGGGTGCGGAAGTCTAGGTCCGGATCGTTGCTGGTGATGAGCCGGTAGTTTCCTTCCTCCCCGTCCCTACTCTCGGACCAGTTGTCCAGCACCCAAAGGGCCTTAGCGTGGTCCGTGGTGACGTACTGGCTGTATCCGAGCCGCTTGTTGTAAATGTGGAAGTACATGGGGTGTCTTTCTCCTTGTTGGTGTCCGCCTTGTTGCGGATCGTGGCGCCCCGGGAATCGAACCCGAGAGGAACCGTTGCGCCGTTGTCTCTCCTACTGGCAAGCGGGGCAGAAGGCGTCGGCGTAGGTCACGCCGTCGTCCTCGCCTTCGATGATCCAGCCCATCCGACTAAGGTCCCGGGCGATGTCGTCGGGGTACCGTCCGGCAAGGCCGGGGGTGCCGCAGTCGGCGCACTCGCTGTCGTATCCGTTGCCGTCTCCGTAGTTGGCGATGGTCATGATGTCTTTCTCCTTGTTGGTGTCCGCCTTGTTGCGGATCGTGGCGCCCCGGGAATCGAACCCGGGTTGAACCGTTGCGCCGTGTCACTCTTTAGGCGGCGACCGCCTCGGCATCGCTGGCCCGGTCCGTGATGAACTCGGCAGCCTTGGAAGCCTTGCCCGCCACCTTCCAGAGAAGGGCGGGACCCTCGTCGCTCTTGAGAGCCTGCAGCCAGTTGGCGAGGTAGGCGGCGTGCGTCTCCAGCGGCTGATGCTCCAGCCCCAGGAAGTTGCAGATGATGACCGCGCCAAGCTCGGCTACCAGCTCCTCCAAGGCGTAGGACTCGCTCCCGAACTTGCCGGAGAGGTCCCGGGGCACCCGGTCGGCGTGGCCGGTCCAATGGGTGAACTCGTGAGCCACGGTCCCGGCGAACCCGCCGACGGTGGCGAACTGCTCCGCCTTAGGGGTGACGATGTAGTCGCCGCCCGGTGCGTAGTAGGCGCCGTCGCTGGCGACCTCTCGCCAATCAGCGCCGACCCGCTGGAAGTAGGCCCGGACCTCATCGGCCCCCGGGAGGGTCGCAGGGCGACCGGTGGGGAAGTCAGGGGCGGCGGTCACGTCGCCTTCGACTTGGGCAGCGTTAAAGACGGTGAAGGTCGTTGGGATCATCGTCTTTTTGCACTCGGTGCAGCACGCCTTGCTCTGGCTCTTGGCCTTGCCGGGGTGCTTGTAGACGACGTTCCAGCGGGCGAGCTTGGTACCGGTCTCTCCCTTGCGAATCTTGCAGCCGGCGGCGTTCCACTGCTTGAAAGTTGCCCACTGCCCGGTCGCGTAGCCCCGGGCGTTGCCGATCATGAAGAGGACAAAGACGTTCCCGCCGGTGTAGGGCTTGTTGGTCGTGACGTTGTGGGGGTAGCTGGCGAGGCCGTCGGCCTTCCAGGGCTTGGACCACTGGCCGGGGTTGTTCTCGATCTCTCGGATGAGGGTCTCGGCCAGCGTCTGCGCCAATTCGTCATGCTTGCTCATGGTGTTTTCTCCCTTGTGGTGTCTGCCCTTGTGGCAGATCGTGGCGCCCCGGGAATCGAACCCGGGTTGAACCGTTGCGCCGTCTCTCTTAGCCAATGAGCCGTTCGTTGTACCGCTCCAGAATGCGGGCGGCGGTGGCCGGTTCGATTCGGGCGGAGCCGGTAAGGGCGGTCCGTCCGATCAGCCACTCGCAAGCGAAGGCGTAGCCGTAGGCGTCGGCCTTGCAGGTGAACTGCTCCAACCGCTGGTCGGTGTTGTAGCCGATAGCGGGGCTGTAGGTGTAGCCGTAGTGCATGGTATTTCTCCCTAGGTTTCGGCGTGACTGCGCCTCATCAGTGGCCCGTCATCAGGGCCAGACAAGGGGAGAGGGTGCGACGTGCCTAGCCCGGTGAGGGCGGACAGGTTCCCGGCCTACTCGGCGGGGACTCTCCCGGCTGCTTGGGTGCCCTGCGCCTCTCTCAGCGCTCCGCTGCCCTACCGGGTGGACCATCGTGGCCCCGTTGCCACCCCTTAGAGGTGGCTGACCTTCGCAGGGTCTGGCTCCGGTCGCTATGTGCCGAAGTCTTCCGATCCGTCGGAGCCGCTCTAGGAGCCGCTGCCGGGGTGGCAAGCTCCACTTAAGCATGGCGCCATGCAGGGGTCAAGGGGGGAATCTTGGGAAATCCTCCGAGAACCCGGGTTTTCCCTTTGTTTGCAAGGCAAAAAAAAATCTGAGAAATCCTGAAACACCCCCCCGCCGACCCCCTTAGAGGGCGAGAGGCTTGGTCCGGGGCCGGTAGCTCAGGGCCGCCGCTGGCACCCCCCGCCGCCCCCCTTAGAGGGTCCAGCACCCCCGGCCCGTATCGGGGCCGCTGATAGGTACCGGAGAGGGGGGGTGGGGGTGCCCCGGGGGTCCGGTGGGACGCCCCGGGGGGTAATGGGAATGAGAACCATTCCCGCACCCGGTACGCGCAGCACGCACAAGTAATAAGGACCCGGGTCATGCCGGGGGACGGGCCACTGGGGGACGGAGGACTAGCGCAAATTATTTCGCCAAGTAATATGCAAGGACCATGATTACCCCGGCTCAGCTAAGAGTGTTCTGGAAGTGCGTCGATGAGGGTTCCTCAATCGCACATGCGTGCAGGACAGCAGGATTCTCCCGACCAACTGGCGACAAGATTCTCAAGGAGGAGCGTGGGCGTGAGCTAGTGAAGCCTAAGAACCCCGAGAAGCATTGGTCTCAGCGGTCGGGTCTCAACAAGGACCCTCGGACGCAGGGGCATCAAGAGGCGCACCTGCCCGAACCCGTGCAATACGACGGACTGTCGGAAGAAGCCGCTCACGCCCTGGACGACTTCCACTACTTCAGCGAGCGTTACTTCGGCAGGGTGGCTACGCCGTGGCGCAAGGAAGCAGCCGACATTGTTCTGAAGCTGTACGAGGATGAGGAGAAGCGGTTTGCGGTCGTGAACTGCCCGCCCGGTTCGGGCAAGACGGCCCTGTTTGCTCATGACATTCCGGCGTGGTTGACGATGCGGGACCGTCGAATCCGTGGCGTGTTGGGTTCGTGGGGTATGACGACTGCTGGTTCGTACACCCGTCGGCTTCGCACGTCGTTTGAGCGCACGGCGTTGGTGCCGGTGTCGGATGATTTGGTTGCGAAGGGTATGGAGGCGGACCCGTCTGGCGTGTTGGCTGTTGATTACGGTCGGATCAAGCCGTTGGGCCAGTCGGATTTCTGGACGGCGAATTCGTTTACGGTTGAGCAGTTGGATGGGCGTGCGCCTGCGGACAAGGAGCCGACGTGGACGGCGTTCGGTAACGGCGAGATCATCGGTTGGCGTGTTGACTTCTTGATCTTTGATGATCTTGTGACGGTGAGGAAGATGGATTCGGAGGCGGAGCAGCAGCGCACGAGGACGTGGTGGGATGCTGAGGTTGAGAAGCGTCTTGAGCCGGGTGGTTTGTTGATTCTTGAGGGTCAGCGGTTGGGGCCGAATGAGCATTACCGGTATTGCTTGGACAAGTTGGACATTGACGAGGACGACATTGTTGAGCTTGAGGGTGTTGATCCGGATATGGATGACACGCATCGCCGCAAGTATCACCACATTGTGTTTAGGGCGCATTATCCGGAGAAGTGTGAGGGGGGCACGTCGAAGGAGCCGCATCATCATCCGAAGACGGCGTTGCCGTATCCGGATGGGTGTTTGCTTGATCCTCGCCGGTTGACGTATCGGGATTTGTTGCGTGAGCAGGCGGAGAATCCGTTGCGGTTTGAGACGGTGTTTCAGCAGAACGACACGTCGCCTGACACGGTGTTGGTTCCGAAGCATTGGATTGATGGTGATGACGATCATCCGGGGTGTTGGGATCGTGACCGTGATGCTTGGGAGTTGCCTGAGTTGGATGGTGAGTTGATTACGGTTGTGGCGGTTGATCCGTCACCGACGAAGAATTGGGCGGTGCAGGCGTGGGCGTATCATCCGTCGTCTGAGTCGTATTTCTTGTTGGATTTGTTCCGTGGGGCGATGACGCAGCCGGAGTTTTTGTATGGCGAGGGCGATTCGTATTCGGGCGTGTTGGAGGAGATGCGTCTGGATTTTGAGGCGATTGGGTTGCCGCTGCGGAATGTGATTTTTGAGAAGAATGTGGCGCAGCGGTGGTTTTTGCAGCAGCCGTATGTCGATAGGTGGAAGCGGAAGCATCACATCCGTATCCACGATCATGAGACGCATCATAAGAATAAGGCGGACCCGAAGTATGGGGTGACGATGCTGCGTCCGTTGTTTGAGGAGGGCAATATTCGTTTGCCGGGTTTGCAGACTCCGTCGGGTGCGTCTCCGAGAGACTTTACTGGTAGGCGTAACGCCATTAAGCTAGTTAATGAGGTGACTCGGTATTCGTTGCAGCATGGCGCTTCGGGTACTGACGATCAGATCATGGCTTGCTGGATGATGGCAAACAAAGTCCGCGTACTGAAGGCCCCGGACCCTTCTAGGATGCCTAGGTTGAATTCGCATTTGGCGAGTTGGCTTGGCGGAAGGTCTAGGGTTGATGCCTAGTGATGGTGCGTTTGGGACTATTCCTGAGGGTGCGACGTTGTTGGGTGGCATTTCCATCTTTTCGTTTTTGGACAATGAGGCGGAGGAGATGTGGTGCTACATGGCGGATGGTATGACGCCGACGAAGGCGGTTGGTTTGTTGGAGCAGGTGAAGCTGGTGATTGCTCACGATGCTTGCAAGGAGTTGTTCGATGATTAGTGCTGATGAGGTCGTTGAGCTTTACAACTCTCGGGTGTATGACGAGGGTTCTACGAAGCAGGTGATGCGGGAGATCGCTGATTTGTATGACGGCGACATTATTGTGCCGTTGCCTGAGTTTCAGTCTGATGAGCGTCCTGCGATTGCGAACATTGCTCGCCAGGGGATTAATCAGACGGCGCAGCGGATTGCGTCGGTGTTTCCTGAGATTGAGGCGTTGCCTGCGGCGGCGTCGAAGCGTGAGTTGGATAAGGCTCGTTCTCGTCGTCGGGCGTTTTATGCGTTTCATGAGATGAATAAGTCGCAGCGGAAGCTGCGTCGTGCGGCCCGGTATTTGGTTGGGTATGCGTCGGCTCCGTTGCGGGTGCGTCCGAATATGAGTGGCGAGTTTCCGCAGTTTGATGTGCGGTCGCCGTTGGCGACGTATGCGTGTCCGACGGGTGATCCGGATGACATGTTGCCGCCTGATTGTATTTTTGCGAATCGGCAGACGTTGGGTTGGTTGCAGCGTTCGCATCCGGAGGCGGCTGCCCGTTTGGGTGTGAAGAAGGGTGATACGTCTGAGACGGCGATTGACGTTTTGGAGTATGTCGATTCGGATGTGATTTGGTTGATTGCTGCTCGCCGTCAGGGTGAGGGTAGTGACGATTTTGATTTCAACGATTCGTTGTCGTCGGGTGAGATTCATTTGGCTGCGGATTGGGCGCCTATTGCGATGGTGCCGAATCGTGCGGGTATGCCGTTGGTGGTGATGCCGGGTGAGATTTCGTTGTCGCAGCAGAAGTCGGGGTATCACCAGATTATTGGCATGTATCAGCGTGCGGCTGAGATGGATGCGTTGGCGTACATTGCGACTCGTCAGGGGATTCTTGGTGAGACGTGGGTGATTGCGAATCCGTCTGAGGAGCCGGAGTTGCGTCAGGCGCCGAATCCGTTTGATGGCATTCCGGGCATTGTGAAGGGTGGTTCGATTCAGTATCGGAATACGCCTCCGCAGTTTATGGAGCGGACTGCTGTTGGTGATTTGGAGCGGGCGCAGCGTTTGACGGCGGGGTTGCCGTCTGAGTTGGGTGGCGAGGCTGCAACGAATGTGCGGACTGGTCGGCGTGCGGATCAGTTGTTGGCTGCGGTGTTGGATTTCCCGGTGCAGGAAGCGCATCAGTTGTTTGAGGAGTCGCTTGAGCATGTGAACGAGGCGATGGCTCGTATTGATCATGCGTATTTCCCTGAGTCGGAGAAGGTGTATGCGGTCCGGTTTGGGGCTGAGCACGGGAATCTGTCGTACAAGCCGGGTGATTTGTGGGTGGATAACGGCGGCAAGGTGTCGTGCAAGTCGAAGGTTTCGTATTTTGCGGCTGGTTTGGATGCGGGTGACCGGATTGTTGCGTTGGGTCAGCGTCTTGGGATGGGGACGATTTCTCAGGAGACGGTGATGCGGCATGATCCGCTGGTTGATGATGTTGAGGGCGAGAAGTCTCGTTCTACGGCGGAGTCGATTGAGCGGGCGATTTTGACGCAGGTGCAGACGTTGGCTGCGTCGCCTGATTCGCCGTTCTCGGTTCGGGATTTCTCGTCGTTGATTAAGAAGGTTCGCACGGGGATGCGGATTGATTTGGCGTGGGATGAGGTTGAGTCGGAGATTGAGGAGCGTCGTCAGGCTGAGCAGGCGGCGCAGCAGCAGCAGGTTCCTGCGGGTGCTGCAATGATGGGGGGTCCGATGGGGGCTGGTCCTGAGGCTGAGGTTGCGGGGGCTATTGCGCCTCCGCCTGAGGATTTGCGTAATCTGTCGTCAATGTTGACTGCCGCTCGTTCGCCTGCTGCGTTCGTCGGCCCGCAGGGTTAGGAGCCTTTGTGCGTAATGCTGAGTTGAAGATTCCGGTTGTTGTTGTTGAGGAGTCCGATCTTGCGGGCGTCAGCGATGAGGCTCGGGTGAATGGCGAGATGGAGTCGGTGCGGCAGGGTATTGCTGCGAATTTTGATCGTTCGGTGACGGTGCAGGTCGGCATGGCTGCTGATCCTCGTAAGGGGTCGGTGCCGTGGGTGTCGATTGGTGGGGTGCGTTTGTTTGCCGGTGAGGCTGTTGCGTTTTTTCCGTCTGGGGCGATGAAGGTGGATGCGCCTGAGTTGCCGAAGCCGGTGAAGAAGGCTGCGAAGAAGGCTACGAGGAAGTCTGAGGAGGACTGATGCCAGGTAAGGGAAGTAAGCCGTACACCATGAAGGGCTACAAGGCAGCCGCTAAGACGAAGAAGAAGGCGAAGAAGCGTCGCTGATGGCTGGCTTGTACGACAACATTCGCAAGAAGCGGAATCGCATCAAGCGTGGTTCTAACGAGCGGATGCGGAAGCCTGGGTCGAAGGGTGCGCCTACAGATAAGGCGTTTAGGGATTCGGCTAAGACAGCGAAGAAGCGTCCTGTGAAGAAGGCTGCGAAGAAGAGGGCAGCGAAGAAGAGGAAGTGACATGGCGAAGAAACCTGATCCTCGTCTGAAGCGTGCTGGCGTTTCGGGCTACAACAAGCCGAAGCGCACTCCAAATCATCCGACGAAGAGCCATGTTGTTGTGGCGAAGTGTGCGGATGGTTCGATCAAGACGATTCGTTTTGGTCAGCAGGGCGTGAAGGGTGCTGGCAAGAACCCGAAGACGGCGAAGGAGAAGGCTCGTCGCAAGTCGTTTAAGGCTCGTCATGCGAAGAACATTGCGAAGGGCAAGTGTTCTGCTGCGTATTGGGCGAACAAGGTGAAGTGGTAATGGCTCCGCAATACAACCGTACTGATTTGATGGATTCTTCTCGGCTGCCGGGTGAGGCTGCGGCTGAGACGCAGGGTGAGGCGTCAAGGCGCGCTGGGGTGGTTTCTGAAACGCCTTCGCCTCGCCCTGCTCGTCCTCCGGTGGTTCGACGGTCGGAGCGTCCGGAGGAGCCGGTGCAGGCTGGGTTGCCGATTGGTCCGGGTCCGGGGCCTGCGGGTCCTGCTGCGATGATGTCTCCTGAGCAGCAGTCTTTGGTTCGTTTGCGGGCTGCTGCTGCTCGCCGTCAGTCCCCTACCCTTATCCGGTTGCTTCGCCGTATTGAGAGGCGGTAGTTCGTGACTTCTGCGTTTGATCCTGCTGTTGAGCGGGCGATTCTTGAGCGTGCTGCTGCTAACAGGCAGATCGCTCAGGTAGCTGAGTCTGAGTTCGATGACGTTGCTATTGACGCGCTTGAGTCTTTGGCGGTGGCGTTTCCGTGGCTTGACGCTTCGACGTTTGATGCTTTGGCGTCGTCGGGTATTGACTCGTCTGACACTGGTGCCCGCCGTGTGGCGGGGGCGGCGCTGGCTGAGGGTATGCAGCTTGGGACGTTTACTGGTCGCCCTATGACTAAGGGCGAGTCTCTTCGTGCTGCGCTTGGTGCCGACGGCTACCGAGAATACAAGGAGATGGAAGAGGCTGGGGTGCGGGACCCTCTTCGGGTTCTTAGGGCAAGAAGCCGTCGGGCGCAACGGTCTGCTTCGGGTTCCCCTACTTCGCAAGGGGGGGATACGGCGTCGGTGATGGGGCCGGTGTTGAACCGTGAGCCTCGTGTTGACCCGTTGACTGTAAATCTTGGCGGGATGGAGCCAATCAATGAACTTACGGACCCAGACAATACTGTTGGGCTTAGGTTAGATTCGCAGCTTAGTCAGGGGTTTGACATTTGGAAGCGGGGCGCTGGTTTTCTCCACGACAAGGCGGGCGACGCTTTGGGAGCGATTGGCTTGGGGGGCGGCGACCCAATTTTTGAGCAGGGCATTAAGCCGACTGTCCGTGGCGCAATGACTGTGCTTGATCTTGGCCCGCAATCCACTCAGGCGGTTGGCACCGTTGTCCACGATGCCTGGGTTAACGATGGCTGGTTGGCTGGCATGGAGGCAGCGGCAAATATTTATTTTGCGCGTTATGGTTTGGCTCCGGACCCAGATGTTGCTGCTGAGGTTATGTCGCTGACGGACGCTGGTGTCGTTTTGGAAGATGCCATAGGCGATATTCGTAAGGGCGAGTTGCCTAGGGTTGATCTTGGGCAAGGTTACTTTACTGACCCTGAGTCTGCGGTTGCGCAGCAGCGCCTTGCTAACTCGCTTGAGTTCCAACTTGTTGATGATCAGCCGTTTTCGATTGGGCGGTTTGCTTCAACGCAGGTGTTTGAGCCGGGCACTAAGCAGTACGGCATTACTGCCGGTTTAATTGATTTGGCAAACGAGATTGTTGGCCCGGGTGCTCTTGCTATGGATGGGGTCATCCTTCAGGGCATCAGGGGGCGGCGCACAATTGATGTCAGTAGGGCTGGCGATTACTTGAATTCGGAAGAAGGTCTCCAAGTTATTGAGGCTTTGACGGATTCGACGGACTTTACTTACGTCGATAAAGCGTTGGGCGGTTCCGCTGACCCTATGGCTGTGGCGCAGATTGTAGACGCTAACGATCTTGATGATGTAGCTAAGATTCTTAAGGAGCAGCTTGGTATCGAAGTTACTGAGTTGCCTCGCCTGCCTCGGTTCCAGCCGCAGATCGATTGGGCGCAGGATCATGTGCCTTCGCTTCGTCGGCAGGCCGCTTACGTTCCGGAGTCGTCTCTGTCGATTACTGACGCTCGGCAGCGTGTCGATACTGCGCGACGCATTTTGATTAACTCTAACGCTTCGGCTGCTGACGTTTCTGAGTTCACTTATCGGTTTGCTGCAACAAACAACCCGGCAATGCTGAAGCAAGTCGCAATTGACATGACTGAATCAATTGCGATGAGGGCTGCTGAGGCTGAGGGGGTTAGCGATCTTGCTAAGGCTTCTAACGCCGTGCAGTACATTGCTACTGTTTGGCATAGGGGCGTTCAGGATCAAACTGCTTACTGGGTTCGTGAGCTTACGGACCCGAACGGTACTGCCGGGTTTCAGCACATGGACTTTTGGCACGACATCAAAGATGGTGCCGCTAAGCCTTCGCCTCAGGTTTATGCTGAAACTCTTAGCAATAACATTCCGATGCCGACTGCCCGTGAGCTTCGGGAGATGTTTGGCAACCCGATTTTCCAGGGGTGGATGAAAGCGGGCGGCAGGTTTGTCCAGGGACCTGCTGACCTTGTTTTGGGCGCCGTTATGTCTGCTTGGAAGGCAACTCGCCTTCTTCGTGTTGCTTGGCCTGTCAAGGTGTTGACGGAGGGTCAGCTTCGTCTTGCTTTCTCGGGGTATTCGTCTTTGGGCAATCACCCGCTTGACTACATTCTTCACGCTATTGGCGAAAGTCGAAGAGGCGCCCGAGGTGCAACTGACATTACGGGCCAGTATTTGTCGGCTAGTGAGGCTATGCAGCGGGCGATGTTTTCGTCTCGTGACGTAAGTCGAATTGGCGAAGCGCAGAGGTATGCGTTCATTGAGGGTTTTGAGCCGATTTTTAAGGTAACTCCGGCTGGGGCGCCAACCGACACAAGGCTTTACGCTAGACATTGGGCGGATCAGGCGTATCGCCTATTGACTTCTCCTGAAGTTGCGATGTTTTTGCGGGCTGACAATTTTCAGGAGGCTTCGGAAACTTTCTGGAAAAACATGCCTGGGGTGCGGGCTACGCTTCAGCAAGGTCGCAATGCCAATGTTCGGGACATTGTTAACAGCCGAGCGGACGCCGACGCTTTCTTGCGGCAGAACGTGGAGCAGCGGATTCAGGACTTGACGGGCGGCAATGTTGAGTTGTTGGACGTGCTTCGGACGGGTTCGCTTGATGGTTATAGGATTGCAGACCGGGCTGGCAGCATAAATCGGCGTTTCCTTGATGCTGTTGAAAGCCGCATAGATGACCTTCCCGACATGGTGGTGGGCCGACGGGTTACGAGAAGCGCTCGTCACGACAACGCAGCGGACGGGGCTGTCAACTTCATGTTTGAGTGGCTGATGACGAAGCCATCAAACATCATGGATCGTTCGCCTCTTTTCCGTCAGCAGTATTGGCGTTCTTTGGAGCGTCTAGCGCGCAGCGTTGATCCCAACCAAGCGGGCGATCTGATTGACAATCTTGCTAAAGCCAACTTGAGCAAGTCTCAGACGGAAAGCATTACTAGAAATCTTAACGAGAGCAATTTTGATCGGCTTCCTACGGGCAATCAGCGGATTCTTACTGGTGAAGAAGCTGACGCTGTTGCTAAGGCTGAGGCGCTACATGCGGTGAAGATGAGGCTTTATGACCTTTCTGAGCGCAACCAGTTCTTTGATGTGACGCGCAATATTTTCCCGTTCGGGGATGCGTTCTTTGAGGTCGTTAGTCGTTGGATTGCGATTATGGCGGAGAACCCGAACCGGTTGAACAAGGCTGAGGCGCTTCTGGATTATGCGGGCGGCTACTTCCAAGAGAACCAGTGGGGCGATGAGGTTTTTGTTTATCCAGGGTCGGGTTCGCTGCTTTCGGGAGTTTCGGGCCTGAACATGGTGCTTGAGGGCCAAACCTCGTCGTTGTCAATGTTTAGCGAAATGCACCCTGGGTTTGGGCCAGTTCCGCAACTTCTTGCTTCGGCGTTTTTGCCTGACGAACCGGAGTTTGACCCTGTTAAGGATTTCATCTCAGCAGGTTACGGTTTGCCGCCTAACATTTTTGATGACCCCGTGGGAACTGCCGCAGATGTAATGATTCCGCCGTGGGTAAGTCGGTTGGTTGAGTTTTCTGCGGGCAGAGGTTTGACGCCGGAAGAACATCGAATCTTTGAGAATCATGTTATGGAGATCATGAATCACATGATTGCCCATGATCCTGAGTGGAGTCTTGAGACTCTTGATTCTGATGAGCGCAACAACGCTCTCGTTCAAGAAGCTCGTCGGCGCGCTCAGTACACTGCGTTTATTCGCATGGCCGTCAGCTTCTTGCTTCCCGGTGCTCCTAGTTACCAGTTCAACACTGACATTACTGGGGAAGAAATGAGGACATGGATGGTGCAGGAGGAGTACCGTCGGCTTCAGGAAGAGTTCGGCGTAGCGGAAGCTCCGGGTGAGTTTATTGATCGGTACGGCTTTGACGCTGCCGCTTTGATTAACCCGAAGTCTCGTGATTTGACTAACGGTGGCGGTACTCCGCTTCATCAGGAAGGCATTGATTGGGTTCGGGAGAACCGGTTTGCGGAGATTGAGTATCCGCAGGTTTACGGGTATTTTGCTCCGCCTCCTGCCGAGGAAGATGATCTTGTTTACAGCGTCTACGTCGGAACATTTGCTGACGATCCGGAACGTCAGGCTCTTAACCCCCGGATGTCTCTTGAGATTCTTCAGGACAACACTGCTCGGATTGTTTACGAAATGCGTAAGGAAGAAGTGCTTGAAAACTTTGACGGCGAACTTACCGTTGAGGCGCAGGAGTATTTGAGGGGCGTCAGGGATCAGCTTAAAGATCAGTTCCCTGGCTATTTGGGAGTTGTTGGTCGGGGCGAAAGCGTTTCTCCTGAGGATCAAATCGCGCAGCTTATTGAGGCTGTTGGCGATGAGCGCCTGAAGGACAATCCCATGATTGAGCCTTTGACTGCCTACCTTGAGGCTCGCCAGTTTGCTGTGGATAACGCTGTAGGTGCTGGCTTTGAGGTAGGCGGTGGCTACGACGTGCAGCTTCGTGCGTGGCTGTACGAAACAGGCACAATCATAGCGGAGCAAGTTCCTGAGTTTGCCGAAGTTTGGGAACGGGTTTTGTACCGAGAGTTCCGTTCTGCCCATGAACAAGATTTGGAAGGTGAAAACTAATGGGAGCACCAAGGTTCCAATTTGGCACCCCTGACGCCCCTACCCCTGAGGGGGAGGAAGAAGAGACTGATTTTCAGTTTGATCCTGGCAGGAGGGCAATCCTGCCTCCCGGGTTCGACACGACTTACGAAGAGCCGATTGTTCTTGACGCCGATGGTCAGCCAGTTTTGGACGACGCAGGCAATGTCATTCCAACGTCGTCGGGCGAGTTTGTAACTCTTAGCTTTAGGCAGATCACTAACAACCCGGTTGTGTCGCAGCTCACGGGCGAGTTGGGGCTTGAATACACTTACGGAGGCCCTGTTCGGCCTAGGTATTTTGAGAACGACCAAGCGTACATTTGGTTTGACGATCGCGCCCGTGTCCCTAACGCAATGTCGCCTGAGGCAGTAGCTCTTTACCAAGACAAGATGGTGCGTGCTGGCCTCCTTGATGAAGATGACTTCACTCGGGGCGTTTGGGATGCGGCATCGGTTGACGCCAACAGGGGGCTGTTGCGTATCGCTAATGTCAACGGTGCGAGCGCTGCTGCGATGCTTGCGTACCTTGTTGAAATGGGCGGTCCGGTTAAGGACGACGGCGGCAAGGTTGCTCCTACGATCCGTTTGACGAACCGTGATGACCTGAAGGCAACTTTTAAGCAGGTAGCAAAAACTAAAACAGGCGGCGTGTTTGTTGAGGACGATCAAATTGAGCGAATGGTGGACGCTTACCACAAGAGTGAGCGGGTGTACCAGAAGGCATTGGCCCGAGGGGGCGAGGTCGGAACAGCGCCGAGTGCTCAGACTTTTGCCGAAATGTCATTGGAAGAGCAAGACCCGGGCGGAGCTACCGCTAATAGGTTCCAAAAGATGACCTCGGTTTTGTCGCAATTGATGGGAGCTTGAGATGGCTGAAGTTGATTGGAATGAAGTAGAGAATGTCGATCAGTGGCGTGAGATTGTCCGAGAACGATTCCCAGGTTTTGCTTGGGCGTTAGAGCACCCCGAGTTGGGGCCGATTCTTGAGGAAGCTGCTGAGGGTGAGTTCACAGTTGAGACGTTTAACGCTCAGCTTCGGGCGACTGACTGGTTTACGTCTCGTACTGCTGCCGAGCGAGACTGGGACCTTCTAGCTTCTGATCCGGCAAATGATGAGGAAGTAGCTCGTCAGGTCGAAGAGGAAAAGGGACGCATTTCGGACCTTGTTTCACAGTTGGGTTCAGACTTTTCGGCAGATGATCTGGACGCATTGGCTACTGATTCTTTGCGTCGCAAGCTAAACGACGACGAAATTGTGGGTTTGATCCTGGCGGGCACGCAGGCGTTTAGCGCAGGTTCGATGCTTTCCGCTGAAGCAAACATCCGTAAGCAGGCTGCGGACAATCTGGTCACGATTGATGCGGAAACGCAGAGGTCGTTGGCAACCAAACTTGCTACTGGTGAGTTGACTCAGGGCGGCGTGGATTCTTATGTGACTTCTGTGGCAAAGAATCAGTACCCGCAGTTTGCTGCCTTGATTGACGAGGGTGTGAGCGTTTCGGAATACATGGCTCCGCAGAAGCAGTTGATTGCGAACATGCTGGGTAAGAACATGCAGGACGTGGACTTTACCGGCGAGTATCGGGACGTGTTGTCAATTGGTGATGGCGGACAGGTTCGGGCGATGTCGTTGTCCGAAACCGAACGGTACATTCGGTCAAGAGATGAGTTCTGGGAAAGTCGCCAAGGCGAAGATGAGGCTCTTGCGGTTGTCAACGGTTTGACGAAAGCGATGGGCGTGCGTCGATGAGGAAGGAAATCTGATGGCTGTAAATGTTGAGTCTTTAGACGATGCTGTTTCGGATGCGTTGTCGGCAACAATTGAGGAGTTGCTGGCAAATTATGGTCTTGAGGAGTTAACGGGCTGGGCAACTGGTCTTTTGTCTGCGGGCGCTTCGGCTGACCGGGTTGAGCTTGAGTTGGAGCAGCAGCCTGCGTTCCAGCGCCGGTTCCGTGCCGTGTTTTCCCGGCGGGAGCAGAATCTTCCTCCGGTATCGCCTGTTGAGATTTTGGCGTATGAGCGGCAGGTTGCCGAGTTGGAGTCGTTCTACGGGTTGCCTGAGGGGACGATTGATGCTCAGGAAGCGATGATTAACGATCAGGGCTACAACGAGTTGCAGGCTGCGGTGGCGCAGGAGGTTGCGTTCCGTCAAGCCGACCCTGAGACGCAGGCGATTGCTCGTGAGTTTTACGGCATGGGCGGCACGCAGGGCGAGTTGCTTGGTGCGTTGTTGAACGAGTCGGTTGGTTTGCCGGTGGTGCAGCAGCGTATTCAGGCGGCGCAGGTTGCGAGTCAGGCTCGGGTGCAAGGCTTTGGAGACTTGACCCGTCAGGAGGCTGAGCAGTTGGCGGGGCAGGGCGTCGATGTTGATGTGGCTCGCCAGACGTTTGGTTTGCTGTCCCGGTCGGAGCAGTTGACGCGTGACTTTACTCGTGCCGAGTTGTTGTCGTTGGCGGCGGGTGAGGCGCCTGCGACGCAGCGTTTGGAAGAGGCACGCCAGGAAGCGCAGGCTGCGTTTACTGGTGGCGGCGGGTTTGCCGGTGGCGTCGCCGGTCTGGGTGTGGCAGAGTAGCCCGATGCCTTTCATCGTGTTTGCCGTGGGTTTGATTGTGTCGGCTGCTTTGGTCGGGTTGGCGCTTTATGACTCCTGAACCCCGCACCCTTATGGACCTGTATCAAACTGGCGAGTTGGGCGAAATTGGCTCGCTAGAAATTGATTGGGGCGAGAACGCCGACGAGGTTATTGAGCCGTCGTGTGACTTGGAAAATCCCGAGTCGTGCGAGTCGTGCCAGTAATACTTGCCGCTAAGTGTTTTATTCGGCATACTTGTGGGTACCGGGCGAAGAGCCTGCGTAAATCAACAACCCATATCTGTCTTTCCCCGCAATCCCTCCTTGGGAAAGACACGAGGGTAGGAGGCGAAAGCACATGGCCGATATTGAGGAACTGAAAGCTCTCGTTGAGCTTGCGGAGGATAGCGACCACGAACTCATTACGAGATTGCGTGGGGCACTCAAATCCAAGATCGACGGAGTGGATTCTGCTCGGGTTTCCGAGTTGGAGTCCAAAGTTGCCCGGTATGAGCGCGAGGCTTTGTTTGACGAGGCTGGCATTGGGGATTCCCCTACAGCCAAGTTGCTCCGCAAGGCGCTTGCCGGTGAGGAAGACCTCACCATTGAGCGTATTCAAGCGGAGGCCAAGGAGTATGGGTTGATTTCGGAACCTACGAATCCCGTCACCGATGATGAGGTTCAGGGTTTGGCAGCGATCGAAAGCGTTGCCGGTGAAGCTCCCGCTATTCCGCCGGACATTGCTACTCGCATGGCGAACGCTTCTTCCCTCGCAGAACTTGAGGCTTTGGAAGCTGAAGCTGGACTCATGGTTGAGGGTGGCTTTGGAGCCAGTTACTAAATAGCGCCGTGTGGAACCGCCCGATACCTTCGGGCGGAAGGATCATCTTCCAGGGCTAGGAGGCCCTTCCGCTATGGCTTACACTCAAGTTTCCAGCCTGAACACGGCTGGTACCACCGCTTTCGACAAGCGCATGTATTTTGCGCTTCGTCCTCAGCTTCATCACGATCAGGTCGCCACCGTGCGTCCGGTCGCTACCCATCAGGGTGGTTCGGTCAATTTCACGCTTCGTAGTGACCTTGCCGCTGCTACCACCGAACTGACCGAGACCAGCGATGTGACTGCTGTCGCCATGAGCGATTCGCAGGTCACCGTGACTCTCCGTGAGTACGGCAACACGATCAACACCACGGCGAAGGCTCGGGGCACCGACTACACCGCCGTTGATGCTGACGCTGCGAACCTGATCGGCTTCAACGCCGGTATCTCGCTTGACACCCTTGCCCGTGACGTTCTTGTCGGCGGCACCAACGTCAAGTTTGAGGGTCAGGCTACCCAGGCTGCCATCACCGCTTCGGACACCTACAGCGCTGCTTCGATCCGTGAGGTTGTTGCTGGTCTGCGTGGCGACAACGTGATGCCGTTCGTTGGCACCACCTACATCGGCATGATCCACCCGGATCAGTCGGTTGACCTTCGTGCCGAAACCGGCGCTGCTGGCTGGGCTGAGCCGGTCAACAACACCGGCGGCGAGGACTACCGCCGCTGGCAGGGCATCGTCGGCGTGTTTGAGGGCGTTAGCTGGATCGAAACCCCGCGTGTGAACATCGTCGCTGACGGCGGCGCTTCCACCGTGGACGTTTACCAGTCCCTCATTCTCGGTCAGGAATGTCTGGCGAAGGCGTTCAGCTCGTCGGAGTCGGCGGCGGTCCCGCAGGTCCGTCGTGGTCCGGTGACCGATTCGCTGATGCGTTTCCACCCGATCGGCTGGTACTGGCTGGGCGGTTACGCCCGGTTCCGTGAGGCTGCGATCCGTCGCTACGAGACGGCCAGCTCCATCGGCGCCAACTGATAGAGGTTGAAGGGGCGGGGGTCTCCATCTTCCCCCGCCCCTTTCTCTCTTTAGATGGAGGTACAGATGGGTAAGTACTCTTCGGTCGGGTTCATCATGCCTGACTCCAAGAAGAAGGTTCGTCGCACTCGGGTTGAGCGTGAGGACCGTCCCGGTACTGCCGGGTATCAGACCGAACATTGGAGTGGCCGGGTTGATGCGGTCGCTACCCCCGACGCTGCTCGTGGCGTCGGTAACGCTCAGGAGTAGCTATGGCTGTCACCGCATCCGGTGTCTTTCTTCCGACCTTTCGTGACGTTCTTGATGCGTCCCAGCTTGCGGTGAACGTCGATAGTGACACGTTCGACATCCGTCTCGTTGATAACACGATCACGCCCGACTTTGACACTCATGACCTTTGGGCTGATTTGTCGTCTGGCGAGGTGTCCGGCACCGGCTACACGGCTGACGGCAACGCTTTGTCGGGTTTCAGCATGGCGATCAGTTCGGGTTCGTTGAACTTTGATGCGACTGATGCTGCTTGGACTTCTTCGACTATTACGGCCCGGGCTGCGGTGATTGTGGATGATACGCTCGCCGGTGACCCGCTGTTCTGCCTGTTGGATTTCGGGTCGGACATTTCGTCATCGAACGGAACCTTTACTGTGCAGTTCGCTGCGGGCGGGTTCTTGCAGATTGACCTGACCCCGTAGGAGTAAAGATGGAAGTGACCGCTGAGGAAGTGGTGCGAGTAATTCGGGAGCGGTTCCCGCTGCACTTTGAGATCGCCGTTCAGGCGGTGCAGATTGCGAAGTTGTCGCAGCCGCAGGAGGCTGCTGAGGAAGACTGATGGCTACGAACTACCCAGGATCGTTGGATACCGGCACGGAGCAGCCGTCGCCGTTGTCTACGACGGAGATGGACGATGCTGGGTTCGAGCATGATGTTGTCCATACGAATCATTCTGGCGCGATTATTGCGTTGGAGACGAAGGTTGGTACTGGGTCTTCGTCTGCTGTTGCTGATTCGGTGTTGGCTGGTACTGGTGCGGGTACGTCTGGTTGGTCGACTGCTCCGTCGCTTGCTGGGTTGACGGTTGATACGGACACGTTGCATGTGGATGCAACGAATGATCGTGTCGGTGTCGGCACTGCGTCGCCTAGCAAAGCGCTGCACGTTAACGGAGGCACCGTCAACGCTGTGGCGTTGTTTGAGTCCACGGACGCTACCGTCTTAATTAATTTGCAAGACAGCGACAGCACAGACGCTAATCAGGTGTTTGTTAAAGGTTCTGGCGATGATCTTCGTCTTGGGGCTGGCGGTTCTGATCTGATCCATCTTGATGGTGCGGATCAGCGTGTCGGTATCGGCACGACCGTTCCCGAGAAGCAGCTTCATGTAGTGGGCGACGCCTTATTGGAGGATGCATCGCCGTTGCTGGTTCTGCGTGACAGCAACAGCACTACCAACATCGCAGGCAACATCCAGTTCAAAGATCAGACGGACACGTTGATCGGTCAGATCTTTATGGGTAGCACGGACGATCTTCGGATTCAGTCGTCACAAGTTTTTTATGTGTACACTCAGGGCGCTTACCGAGTGCGTGTAGACAGCACAGGTTTGCGCCCGTATGCCGATAACACTTACGACTGCGGCACCGCAACCCTTCGCTGGGACGACGTATTCGCCACAAACGGCACCATCCAAACATCCGACCAGCGAGACAAGACAAGCATCACCGACCTTGACCTCGGCCTAGATTTCATCAACGACCTGCGACCCGTTTCGTTTGTGTGGAACGACCGTGGCGGCTACACCGGCACCCGTGAACACATGGGCTTCATCGCACAAGAAGTTGCTTCAACGCTGGGCGACCAGGCTTCTGACCGTGCGGTGTGGATCAACTCGCCAGCCGAGTCCGTCAAGATGGAAGACGGCACTTTCGAGGATATTCCTGATCGTCAGGGTATTCGTTACGAAGAGTTGATTGCTCCGTTGGTGAAGGCTGTGCAGCAGTTGTCGGCTCGGGTTGCTGCGCTAGAGGCGGCGTAGCCTCATGACCGCATACCGGTCAACAAACACCTACCGTCAAGACCTCCTCAGGTACGACGGCGGCGTCAACGTCATCGTCACGCCTGCCGCAGTTACCGGGTCTGCGACGCTCGGGGCGACGGTTTCGATCAGCGTCACGGTTGCGCCTGCTGCTATTGCGGGTTCGGCTGCGGTTGATGCGACTGCAAGCGGCGCAGCCAATGTTGCTCCCGCTGCTGTTGTCGGGTCGGCTGCTGTTGCGGCTACCGGCAGCGGAACGGCGACGGTTGCGCCTGCGGCTGTTGCCGGTTCGGGCGCTGTTGATGCGTCTGCTTCGGGCACGGCTGTTGCTGCGCCTGCTGCTGTTGGCGGTACGGCTACGATCCCGCTGCCGACGGTCATCGTTGACGGCGAGGCGTTCCCGTCGGCTATCAGCGGCGCAGCCACGATCCCGACGCCGACTGTCGTGGTCAATGGCGATACTGCTCCTGCTGCGATTGCAGGGTCGGCGTCGTTGGGGGCTACGGCTTCGGGGGATGCGAACGTGACGGTGAGCGTGTCGCCTACGACTTCGATTCCGGGCGCTGACGCTGTAATTACCGAGACGTACTTCCAGTATTTCAACCCTGCCGGTCCGACGAGTAAGCCGAACCGCACGTCGAAGAAGTGGGGCCAGTTGCATGTCGCTGTCCATCCGGGTTCTGGCACCGAGTTGACGGTCATCAAGAAGGACGGCGTTTACACGGCTTATGTGATCCCGACTGTTGATGACATTGTGACGGCAGATCAGGTGTTCCAGGGTGGTCGTGTCAATACGGTGACGGCGAACGACAAGGACGCTATTGAAGCTGCCGGTATTGGTGGCGAGTTCGTGTTGATTGGTTGATTCTGGACCAACGCTTTATTGGCGTTTAGAATACAGGCATCCCCAGGTGGGGAACCTTTAGCGACAGGTGAAAGAGCGCATGGATACTCCCGAAACTTTCGTCAAGTGCGACGGCTGCAAGACTGATACTTGCGGAACGTATTGGCCTGATGATGACCGGCATATGCCTGGAAAGTTCAGGGGGTGCTTCGCTCAGAAGTCTCGTTCGGTAGGGATTGAGTCGGCAGGCACTTGGGCGATTAACGCTGCCGACAAAGTGATGGACGCAGACAATAACGCTTACCGGCGACTCCGTAAGGATGGCGTGCAGCCCGAGACGGTAACTGGTGCAGCAAAACTTGAGGCGACGCTGAAATGACAACGGTTGGTGCTCTTATTAATCAGACCCGCAACGACTATCTGCGGACGGGTCAACCTGAAGTTCGTAACAAGCTGAACGGGGCGATCAGCGACAGCGCTGAGACGTTGACGTTTAGCCGCCCGTTGAACGCTTTGTCGATGGGTTCGCGCATTTCGATTGGCCTTGAGGACATGCATGTCTGGTCGGTTGACGGTGCAGCTTTGACTGCTGACGTTGACCGTGGCGAGTACGGCACGGTTGCTGCTGCTGCCGGTGACAAGGCGGTGGTGCTGGTTAACCCTCGTTATTCGGATTCGCAGATTCTTCGTGCGTTGAACAGCGCCGTGTCGATGCTGGCGAGCGAGGGGCTGTTTGCTGTTTCGACTGTTGAGGTGACGTACAACTCAACGGTCAACGGCTACGACCTTGCTTCGTCTACGAACGTGCTGGGTCTTGTTGACGTGTTGTGGGAGTCCACAACTGATGCCCGCAAGCAATGGTCTCGCCTGCCGAACGTGCGTCTGATCCGCAACACGAACACCGACGATTTCGCTTCGGGTACTGCGATTGCGGTTGATCGGGGCATCCCGAACGGCTGCACGATCCGGGCGACGTACAAGCACGAGTTGAGTGCAGGCTTGTCAAGTTTGGATGACGTGTTTGAGACGGTTACGGGACTTGAATCAGACGCTGCCGATCTGCTGTGCATTGCGGCTGCTTTGCATCTGACTGCCGGTAAGGAAATCACGTTGAACGAGGTGGACGCTGCTCGTCCTCGGCGTGGTTCTGAGACTCCTCCTGGCACGTTCTCGCAGGCTGATTCCAACCTGCGGACTCTGTATCGGGATCGTGTCCGTGCGGAGCGTCGCCGGTTGAACGATAAGCACGGCAGCTTCCGTGTGCGGGAGTACGCCATCTAATGCCGACTCTTCCGCTTACGCTCCCGTCGGTGATGTTCACCGGTACTGCCGGTGGTTTGAGCGCTGACGTACCGGGACGTTTCGACATCGCTATTGGCGGTCGTGGCTACTTCATTGACTGGGAGCAGCGTGAGGGCTACCAGTTCCGGACGGTGCCGCTGCTGCGTCAGCAGTCGGACACGGGCGACACGGTAGGCGCACAGTCAATCAACCCTGAGGGTTTGTGGCGGCGGTCCGTTGAAGAGTGGTTTATTGGTGCGGGCCAGACGGACTACGACCGCCCCTCGTCTGACAGCGCACGGTTCCGTTCGTCTAAGGGCGTTGACGTTTGGACTCGGGGCAGGCTGTCGCTGCTGCCAGACACGGCAGAGAGCTTGTCGTCGTCTAACACGAATCTGAAGGTGTTGGCTGCGGGCGGGCGGTTGTATGTGGCTGACGGGCAGACGGCACGGTTTACGACCGATCCGTATGCTGCATCTCCGTCGTACACGGCGGTGACAGGCACGGCAGCAGCAGACATTACGGCTCTGGCTTCGACCGGCTACCACGTCATGATCGCTCAGGGGGCAAGCGGCATCTACTTGACGGACACGGGCAGTACGTCGGCGTCGTCGTGGATCACCGGCGACATTACCGATGTTGCGTATGTCAAGAACCGGGTGATGGCAAGTCACGGCGTCGACCTGTACGAGATGACGCAAAACAACCTGTTCTCGGGCACGCACGCCAAACCGTCTCCTTTGTATTCGCATGAGGACACGAGTTGGACGTGGGTCGGGTTCGCTGAGGGCACAAACCACATTTACGCTGCTGGTTACTCGGGCGACAAGAGCGAAATCTTCCGGATGACGCTTCAGGCGGACGGCACGGCGCTGACCGCACCGAGTGTCGCTGGCCGGTTGCCTGACGGCGAGATCGTGTCGGGCGTGTACGGCTACCTCGGGTTCCTGCTGATCGGGTCCAACAAGGGTTTCCGACTGGCGGTGCAGGACACGAACGGCAACTTGACGCTAGGCGCCCTGGTGGAGACCGGTTCGACGGTGCGGGCGTTTGAGGGTCAGGGACAGTACGTCTGGTTCACTTGGGAAGCCTACGACTCTACGTCGTCAGGGCTTGGACGTATGGACTTGGCGAACCTGTCGGACCGCAACGCCCTCGTCCCCGCATACGCCTCTGACCTGATGGCGACCTCGCAGGCCAATGTTGATTCGGTGGCGACGTTTGACGACAAGCGTGTGTTTACCGTTTCGGGCGATGGCTTCTACGCCCAAGACACCGACCTTGTGGCAGAAGGTTCGCTGGATTCGGGTCTTATCAACTACGGGCTGGCGGAACGCAAGACGGCGGTCAATTTCAAGCTGAACGGTGACTTTGCTGACGGCGGCACCATCACGGTGATGCTTGCCGCCAACGAGGGGACGTTTGATTCGTTGGGTGCGGCTACGTCGGCAAACGACACGTCGTTCTCTGCGGACGAAACGACCGGCACCCGGCATGAGGTTCGGGTCAAGCTCGCCCGGTCCGGCACGGACAACACGAAAGGTCCGAAGCTGCTGTCGTGGACGCTTCAGGCTTACCCGAGGTCGCAGGGTTCGCAGATCGTTGTGATTCCGATTCTGCTGCGGTCTGTCATAGACGTGCCCTATCGTGAGCCTGAGCGGGTTGATATTGTCGAAGAGCGAGATGCGTTGGATTCTTTGTGGCGGCAGCGCACGTTGACGACGTTCCAAGAAGGGTCTCGGTCTCACGTCGGGATCATTGAGGATTTGATTTGGACGGCTGAGTCGCCGTCTGACCTGCAAGACGACTTTGGTCAAGCACAAGGAACCGTGACGGTACGGTTCAAGATTATTGAAGGGGCCTACTGATGGCTGCGATTGACATTGACGGCGGCGTTCCGTCCACCACTCTGAACGGTGCCATCACGTCGGGTGCCACCAGCATTACCGTGGCGGACGGTTCGTCCTACCCGGACGGCACCAACGGCAACTTTTACATTGTCATTGACTTGGGTGCTGCCGCTGAGGAAACGATTGAGTGTTCGGCGCGGTCTAGCAACACGTTTACTGTTGCGACTCGTGGCGCTGACGGCACGTCTGCGGCGTCGCACGACAACGGTGCGACGGTGCAGCATGTTGTTCCTGCGTTGACGTTGCAGGAGGCGAACACGCACGCCAACCAGACGACCGGCACTCCGCACGGGTCGGCGTATGTCACCCCGTCGGGGAACGTGGCGACTGCGACTGCGTTGGAAACGGGTCGCACGATTGTTCTGAGCGGCGACGTTTCGGGCACGTCCGGTTCGTTTGACGGCACGGCGAACGCCACGATCACGACGACGATTGCGGACGATTCGCACAATCACACCGACGCAACGATTACCGGCACGTTGTCGAACGACACGACTGGTAACGCTGCGACTGCGACTGCGTTGGCGACTGCACGTCTGATCGGCGGCGTGTCGTTTGACGGCACGGCAAACATCACCCTGCCGGGTGTGAACGCTACGGGCAATCAGGACACGACTGGGAACGCTACGACTGCGACCGCTCTTGAGACGGCGCGCACGATTGGCGGCGTGTCGTTTGACGGTACGACGAACATCAACCTTCCGGGCGTGAACACGGCGGGCAATCAGGACACGTCGGGTACGGCTGCTGTCGCTACGACTGCGACGTTGACGGACGCCGGTACGGACACGACTTGTTTCCCGGTGCTTGCAGGTGCAGCTACCGGCAACGAGGGGCTTGAGACTGATGCGTCGGCGTTGACCTACAACGCCAGCACCGGCACCCTGTCGGCCACGAACCTTGCGGGCACGTTGACGACCGCTGCTCAGACAAACATCACGTCGGTCGGCACGCTCGGGTCGCTGACTGTCACCAACTCGGTTGTTGCAGCCGATTTCAGGGCTACGGGCGGCACCGCAGCCGACCCCAGCTTCATGATCGAAGACACCGACACGGGCTTCTTCAGTTCAGGCGGCGGCACGTTTGCAGCAACCTGCAACTCCACTTCCGTCACCACTTGGACCAACACCCGTTTCAGGCCATCAAGCGACAACGCTATCCAGCTTGGCGAGAGCGGTTTGCGCTGGACTGCTGTTTACGCCGTCAACGGCACCATTCAGACCTCGGACATGACGCTCAAGGAACGCAAGGGCGACGCTCTCGGCCTTGACTTCGTAAACGATCTGAAGCCGTTCCAGGGTCGCTGGAAGGATGAGGACGACGCTGCTTGCCGCCAGTTCCTCAGCGCCCAAGACGTTCACCGTTCGCTTAAGGCTGCCGGTATTGACCCCGAAGGTTCGGGCATGTGGCACGACGGCGAGCACGAGGGTCTGAACTACTCCGAGATGGTGCCGGTGCTTGTGAAAGCTGTGCAGGAACTGACTGCCCGCCTGGAAGCCGTCGAAGGTTCTTAGAAAGGCCAAATGCGGGGCTGGGGGGCCAAACTACGCAAGTTCGCCAAGGTACTTCTGGCGAGCGTTTTCGTGCTGGCTTGGTTCGCCCCCCACGCTGTCGCCCTGTCGTCAGTTTCGCTAGACAGCGACCAGACCTACTACGATCACTCCTTCACTTTGGAGGAGGAGATGCTTCTTCACGTCACGTTCGATACCAACGTGGCGTGCCCATTAGATCATGCCACGACCGTTGATCCGTGGCTGCGCCTCTTTGACAGCACCGGCGCAGTCATCGTTGATGACGACGACGGCAACCATAACGATCAGGACAACTGCTATGGATCAAAAATCCATATGGTCCTGCAACCGGGAGATTATGTCCTTCGATTCCGCACATACCAAGAGCAGGCGGGACTTGCCGTCCCTGAAGGGTCAGGCACCGTCTCATGGTCCGACGACGGATACGCCCCTGCTCCGACGACAACGACCACTTCTACAACCACATCGTCTACTACGACGACGACTACAACGACGACTACGACTACTACCTCAACAACGACGACGACGACTACGGTCCCGGTAACGACCACGACGACGGTCCCGGTGACCACAACTACGGAGCCTCCGCCATCTACCACTTCAACGACTACGACGACGACTACGACGGTCCCGCCTACCACTACAACGACCACGACGCTGCCGCCCACGACGACAACGACAACAACGACCGCTCCCCCGGCCACGACGCTGCCGCCCACGACGACGACTACCACGTTGCCGCCGACCACAACGACAACGACGACGGTTCCGCCTACGACGACCACATCGCCGCCTACCACGACAACCTCGCTGCCCCCCACGACAACGATCCCCCCGACAACGACGACGACTCTCCTGCCGCCGCCTGACGACATCACGCCAGAAATCATTGAGGACATTGACTACGGCAAGCTTTCGGACGACCAGATTGGGCAGGTCGCAAAAGCGATTCAAGAAGCCGACGACGAAATCAAAGAAGCGTTTGAGGCTGAAGTAGACATTTTTGCTGGCGCAACCGAGACGTATGTCCCATCCGGGTCAAACGTGACTGTCTCGCAGCGCCGAACTGTGATTGCTGTAACGGCTGTCGTTACGACAGCTATGCCTGTGCCGCTCGCTGCCCGTCCGGGTCCGTCGGCACCAACCCCCGGGAGCGCAGGTGGCGCTCCCCCGTCACAAGGTGGACCGAATAGAAAGAGCAAAAAATGATCCGTCGATTGCTACGAGAAATCGCAGGGTTGTCGTGGACTGTCGGCGGAACCGGCCTAGTCCTCATCACCATGTCTGGCGGCACTCTCCGCCAAGGCATTTGGATAAGTGCAGCAGCATTATTTATGCACACGGTGGGCGTCATCATGGACTTGACCGAGAAACACGACGTAGAATAAGGACCATGTTTTCCACCGCTAACTTTAAGGATTCAGCCGAGCGCGCTATTGCGGCTGTTTGCCAGACGTTCCTTGCCCTTGTCGGTACCGACGGGGCAGGGATGCTTGACGTGGCAATCGGGGACGCTGTTAAGGCATCTCTGGTCGCCGGTCTGCTCTCCATTGTCAAGAGCTACGCCGCCATCAAGGGGCCAATCGGGGGCGCGAACCCGTCGATGGTCAACACCGAGCGTGGCACCGAGGCTGACCTGAACGACTGATGTCTTTGGACGCCAACCTTCGTGGGGTTCACCCCATTCTGGAGTTCCGCATCAGGGGGCTGTTGTCGGAGCCTGCCCTAAGACGGTACGGGACGTACCCTGCCGTGCGTCTTTACTCCAAGCAGAAGGCGCTGTACGACCGGTACAAGGCTGGTCGTGGCAACCTGGCAGCGAACCCTGACCGTGTTCTGCGTACCGGCAAGAGCTTCCCGTATCCGTGGAAACCCCGAGGGTCGTGGCACATGGAGCAGGCAGACGGCTACGGGCACGCTGTTGACCTGAAACGTCCTCTAGGCGTGAGTCGCGCCCAAGCTGACAAGGCAGTCAAGCCGTACCTCGCCAAGTGGGGCCTGAAGCAGACGGTCAGCAGCGAATGGTGGCACCTTCAGGCTCTTACAAGTTCGGGCTGGATCGACGGCCCCCTACCAGAAAGCTCCGGCATGTTTCTAACCTACGACAGCAGCAAAGACGAATACAGGGTCGGCGTCCCCGGCGAAGGCACCGCCGTCATTGACTCGCCTAATCATTGGCGAGAAGTGATCGCTAAGGGCCGAATGACCGGCTGTTATGAGTCGCCTCACATGCAGGCTCTACTCAACAAGATTCGCAAAGAAGCGAAGAAGAAGTAGACGATGACATGGACGGGCTAGACGAACGGATGGCTGTTGTGGAGACCGAGCTACAAGGTCTTTACGACGACGTTGAGCGGATCGACCGCACCGTAGAGCGAGCGCTAGAGCAGATGAGCGCACATCTGCGATGGCAGATCGGGCTTCTCGCCACGATCCTCCTGACGCTCTGCGGGATTCTGGTCTCGCTGGCCTGACCAATGCAGAAACGCTGCGTCGCTTGCAAGCGTCGCAGACGACCCTCTGCTTACACCCTTTCTCCCACGTTCGGCAGGCGCGTCCATAACCGATGCGACGACTGCCAGCGGGAATACATGAGGGACCACAACCTGAAGATGCGGTATGGCATCAGCCTCGTCCAGTACGAGGAGCTATGCGATGCCCAGCAGGGGCGGTGCCTTGTCTGCAAGGACGAAGCTGAACGGCTGGTTGTCGATCATTGCCACACGTCGGGCAAAATCCGTGGGCTGGTTTGTAGCCCCTGCAACCTCGCCCTTGGGCAAGCCAAAGATGACCCGGCACGGCTGATTGCCCTCGCTAAGTACCTTTGGCGGCGAGGGTACTAGCGGCACACCCAATGCTGCCATCCGCCCTCTGCTGCTGTCAGGGCAAGCCACGCCGAGGTGTAGATGTTCGCTTCAGGGTCGAACACGTCCGCACCGGGGTAACCGGCACGGGTAGACCGGTCGTCCCAGAAGCGGGTCAAGTGCTGCATCAGCCCTGACGCTGAAGAGTTCGGGTTCTTCGCATCGGGATCGCCACCGCTCTCGCATTGCATGATCCGCAGGAAACGATGCACGTCGTCATCGCCGCCGCCGTTCAACGCAATCGCATCAGCGACCATCGGACGCCAGCGTTCCACCGTGTCTCTAAAGACGGTGAGCGGTGGCGCAGTCGTCGTCGTGGTCGTTGTCGTCGTGGTGGTGGTCGTGGTTGTTGTGGTCGTGGTGGTTGGCACCAGCAAATCCACCCGCACCGGTTCAGGCGACCGAACAGGCGCCGCAGGCAACGGGTCGTCGGGGGCGCACGACAACGCCAAAAGAAGCAGGGGAGCTAGTCGTTTCACGAGAAGCGCGCCGCCTGTACGTCGTCCAAACCGTCAACGTCTCGTCGCAGGTAGGTTTGGGTGGTGGCGAGGTTCTTGTGGCCGAGCATCGCCTGAACGATACGCACGTTGTCGGTCGATGCGGCAATCTCCTCCGCTGCCGTGTGGCGCAGGGCGTGAGCGGACACGCCGTCAAAGGCGCCTTGCTTGACACCGGCCCGCTGCATCCACGAGGTCACGATCTCTCCGATGCGGGACACGTTCAACGGCTCGTCGCTGCTCTGCTTGCGAAGCAGGGGACCCCGTTCGCCGTGCTTACGGAGCCGCATGTAGCGGCGGGCGAACTTGGCGGTGTTGGGCGACATCGGGACGCGCCGTGAACGCTTCCCTTGGTAGCCCTTGCCCCGGACGTACAGCGAGTTGTTGTCGAAGTCAATGTCTTCCACTTGGATGGCGGCGACTTCAGCGACTCGCAGCGCCTCGCCGTGTAGCAGCGAGAACAGCAGTTGGCCTCTGACTCCGCTCATCCGTTGCGCCTCGTGGCGGACAGCTTCTACCTCGCTGGCGGTGAGTGATCGGTTCTCCCCGACGACGACTTTGGGGCGTTTGATTTTGACGCAGGGGTTCCGGTCGATCACGCCGTCGTCGCACGACCATTGCATGAAGGTGTTGAGCGCCGAGTAGCAGGCGGCGAGGGTGGAGGGGCGCACGTCCATCGACGTGAGCCAGTCCCTTACATCCTTTTCGGTTATGTCGGCAAGGGGTTTGTCGGTGTGGGCGGCGAACTTCATCAACCGCCGTCGAGCGGTGATGGCGGTCCGGTCGTTGTAGTCGCCCATCGCACTCCGGTAGGTGATGTATTCGTCCATGAGTTTGGCGAGCGAGGGGTTGGTTGCCCACGCTCGCTTCTCGGCGGAGTCGGTGGTGCGTCGCAGGTTCTCTGGTCGCAGCATCAGAACCTCGCCAGGTCTCGGTGCCAGTCGGGGTCGCATTCGACGCAGCGGCATTTGTGGGGGTGGAGTTCGCCGTCTACGTCGGTGGTCCAGACGTTAGCGGTGAGCTTGTCTGCGAGGCCCCGCTTGTAGAGGTGTGACAGCGCCGACCGGATGGTGCGCTCGGGGAGCGCAAGTCTGATCGACAGGGTGTGGACGCTGGCAGATTTGCCAAGCACTTCGTCTAGCTCGGTGTAGACGGTCTCGTATGTGGCGTTCCGAAATTCGGGCACGGTTCTCCTTGTGTTGTGAGGCTTCTGCGACGGTAGCATACCGTCATGCCGGGATCAAGCAGCAATGATGCTTGACGCCTCGCAAACGGTGTGGCAAGGTGCCATGCAGAGATGGAGGAGAAGATGGAACTCATCAGCGGCACCGCCGCCGCAGAACAAGCAGGCGTCCACCAAGCAACATGGGGACGATGGGTAGCAGCAGGCAAGGCCCCTGCGCCCGTGTTCGCCCGAGACAACATGAAGTTGTACTCGCAGGCCGACGTGACCCAGTTCCTCAGCGAAGGGACACCCGATGAAGAAGAGTGACGTTCACTTCCCGCCGAGCGACTGGTTCAAGTCGAACCGCAAGACCCGTCGCCTCCAACTGCAAGCCTCCCTTATCAGATTCCTACTCGGAAGGAAGCCATCATGAAGCAGCCAATCGGGGCGGGCGAATGGAACGGCAGGAAGGCGCCGAACGACGAAGTGTTCGTGTCGGCCTCTACTGTCGCCTCCAAAGTGCTCGCCAACCCGGTCCTAGAAAACTGGACGGTCGAAGCCACCGCCAAATGGGTCATTGAAAACATGGGCAGCCTCGCTCACATGGCGACCACCGACCCAGACGCAGCGTTCCAGCGAGTGAAGAACGCACGGTTTGAGGCGTCCGCCGAGAAGGGTCCGCTCCGGGCCACCGACCGGGGCACCAAGCTCCACGAAGTCATCGAACATTGGCTCGTTGGGGAGAACCGCCCGACCCTGACCGCCGCCGAGGACGAACAACTCGGTCCGTACATCAACGAGATTTCCACATGGTTTGTGGAAAACAAACCGGAGCCGGTCGCCATTGAACAGGCCGTGTTCAACGACTACGCCAAGGTCGGCGGACGGTTCGACATGGCACTCAAGTTCCGGGCAGGCCCCCTCGCCAGCGAACGCATCTGGCTGTGCGACACCAAGACGAAGAACTCGTCGGTCACCTCCCGAGGGTTCGACCAGAAGCCCTACGGGGACGCCGTAGCCCCGCAGCTAGCGGCGTACCGATGGGCCGAATGGTGCGCCACCTTCCCGCCGAGGGTGCAGACCCGAGGCGCCCGCAACTACCTGCTGAACGCCACCGAACGGCAACACCTCGCACCCCTGTCCGACACACTCGGAGACCCCAACGAGATCGGCACCCTCGTGCTCATGGTCACCCCTGACTGGGCACGCATGTTCCCTGTCGAAACCGGCAGGGACGTTCTGGAATGGGTCAAGGCCATCGCAGCCGCAGGCAACGGCAAAGAGAAGGCCCGCAAGTACGTTGACGAACCGGTCTGGACAAGCTGATGAACGGCGGGGGATACGTCTACAACAGCAGCCCGGTCAGGGAACGGCTCAAGGCGCACGAACACACACCCGAGTTCCTTAACGCCTTCAGCGTCTACGTCGGCGGGTCACTACACCCCGACCACGGCGGCGACTGGCAGCGCATGGAACGGGCAAACAAGTGGCTTGTCGAACGGGAACCCCAAGCTCCCAAAGCCGACGTGCGTCGCCTAGAGCAGCGCATCAAAGAGATGCCCTTTGAGCAGCGCAAGCTGGTTGAAGGGTTCGCAGCCGCCGCAGGCGTCGCACACACTTGGAACTTCCCGTCGCTCACCACCGGCGAACTGCTGTTCTACCGGCAGCTAGCCGACTGGATCGCAATGTCAGAAGCCGACGACATCGTTGAGTGCATCACGATTGCGTTCCCCGGCGCTAAAGAAATCTCCCCAGCAGGCGACCCCCCTCAGCCTGAAGGAGAACCTGAAACCTCCGCACCCCCCGGGCGGAAGGTGGTCCGTGTCGTTGAGGAAGACCTGCTGATCCCCCCGGGTTACCTTGACGACACGGACCTCTCAGGTACGGTGGCCGAAATCAAAGCCAGGATCAACGCTCACCTTCACGCTCACCTCATCGCAGAGATCGACGGGAAGAACCGCAAGAGCGTCACCGACTGGCTGATGGGCAAGCTAAAAGGGTTCAAGGTGCCCGATGAAATGAGGCCAAATGAGTGACAAGAAGCGAGGGCGACCGGTCGAATGGTCCAGCAAACAGTACGCAATTAAGCAAGATGAGGACTGCTGGACCCGAGAGCAAATCCTCAAAATGAGGGCGGAGCAAGATGCGGCAAAAGGTAAATAGTGTCGGCGGAATCGACCCGTCGTTCACCGGCACCGGCATCGCAAGGCCAGACGGAATCACCCACTCCATCCGGTTCCCGACCAAACCCGCACGGTTCGACCCGCAGCAATGGAAGCGGTACCGGGCCAAAGTCATCACCGCCGAAATCTACAGCCGCCTCTGGTCGTGCGATCTCATCGTCGTGGAAGGTTTCAGCTACGGATCACGGCAAGGTCGTGAGGACTTGGGTTACCTCGGACACCTCATCCGAGACACCCTGGACGACATGAAAACCCCCTGGATCGAAGTCGCACCCACCGCCCTAAAGAAGTTCGCTACCGGCAGCGGCGCAGCCAAGAAGGACGCCATGAAAGCCGCAGCGATACAACACCTCGGGCTTGACCACGACGCCACCGACGACGAAGCCGACGCACTCTGGCTACGAGAAGTCGGGCTACAACTACTCGGGCAGCCAACGCTGCCACACAACCCGCTACCCAAAGTGGAACTACCAAAGGAGCTATTGCAATGACATACGTCACCAGTAAGGTGGGCAACCCATGATCGTCGACTTCATCTCGGTACAGGCAAGGCGCCACCTTGAAACCCTGAACATCGAAGTCCCCGATGAGTTCACCATCGAAGAGATCATCGCCGTCGTAATCGACTCGCCCTACGTCATCTCCCATGAGGAGCACGACAAGAGGGTGGATGCGATCCTTGCCGACGATTCGTCCTACGACGACGGGTACCTAGACGGGTACAACGCAGCCCTCACAGACGTGAGAGAGCTTAAGAACTCCGCAAATGCGGATCATCAGCCAGGACCCTCCTGCGCCTGAACCCCAGCAAGAGAAAGAGAAAGAGAAGCAATGTCCATCTTTGACGACCTTCAGCCAATGGGCGGCGGGAACTACAAGAAGTTCACCGTCGCTGGCGACTCCATCGAAGGCCAGATCGTTGACCTCGCCGTCGGAAAGAACTTCGACGGTGACAAAGACGTTCCGGTCATCACCATCCGAGAAGCCAACGGTGCCGAACAGCGCGTGTCGTGCGAAAACGCCATGCTCTACAACCTTGCGTTGCAGAACAAGGACTCGCTCGTCATCGGCGGCACCGTCCGCATCGTCCACACCGGAGTCTCGCCCACCCGAGCGAAGCTCTACGAAATGACCGTCGGGGCAGCGCCCGCCGCACCACAAGCAGCGCCCGTAGCGCCGCAGGCAACGACACCTGCGCCGCAGGCAGCCCCGACCGCCGTCCCCACCGCGCCTCCGATCGCATAGGCAGGTAGGGGACCCGACAAAGGCCCCCGTCGCTACCCACGGGCGACGGGGGCCTTTCCATCTCTAAAGGAGGGATCATGACTTCACGAAACAACCGTGAGACAGTGCTGAACAAGGCGCTGGATGCGGTGACGCAAGATCGCAACAACGATTACGGGGACCCAGAGGACAACTTCGCTGACATCGCGCGACTCTGGAACGCTTACAAGCCGGGGTGCGAATTCGACCGGCTTGACGTAGCGATGATGATGGTGATGGTGAAGGTGGCTAGGGCGTACACGTCGCCCACACTTAGCGACCACTGGATCGACCTCGCCGGGTACGCAGCGTGCGCCTACGGGTGCAGCCTCGCAGATGAGGAGGACGCCGAGTGAAGGACCGTCTGTTTCCTCTGAAGCCGGGAACGAAAGAGCCAGCGATCAGCGACTGGCAAACAAAAGCAGGGAAGGTAGAGACCAACGGCAACGTCGGGATCGCTACCGGCAAGGGCCTCGTCGTCATCGACATCGACGACTATGAAGCGTGGCAAGAAGTTCGTCCCGAACTCGGAGACGTAGACTTCACGAGTTACCCGCAAGTAACAACGCCTCGGGGTGGGCGCCATATCTACATGCGGGTAGACGGATCGTTCACCAACGCCAACTCATTCCCTAAAGGGATCGACGTGCGAGGCGACGGCGGGTTCGTCGTAGCCCCACCAACCCCCGGATACGCCGGAACGATCCCGACGCTGGACTCCATCCCGCTCGCACCCGCCACCGTCCTCAACTTCCTACGTCCCCACACAAAAGCCGCACCCTCAACACCCCGGGAAGAACTCCAACAATCACCGGCAGCATGGGACCGGTTCAACGGGCACGCCACAAACGCCGACACCGCCGCCTACCTAGAACAGCTCGGATGGACCATCGGCCACACCAACCGAGACGGGGTAATCCACGTTATTCGCCCCGGCAAAACCGAAGGCACAAGCGGCACCGTCGGCGCAGTCGCCACCGGCGTGTTCTACTGCCACACCTCCAGCGACCCCGTATTCAGCGAGGAGACGCCGTATGACGCACTCCACGTCTACGCACACCTCCACCACGACGGAGACCTCGCAGCCGCAGACAGAGCCGCAGAAGCCCGCTACGGCGGATACCGCACCCACCTCACCGAACAAGAACGCGCCGCCCAATCCGTCGAACTGGCAGAATGGGTGCGAGAACAACAAGCGGCAGTCGCAGACAACGACGCCGAAGAATCAAAGACGGGATGGGAAGCGATCGCACTTGACCTAGACGCCATCTCCCGACTGCCCGACCTTGAATGGGCAGTGAAGGATGCGATCCCTGAAGGTGTGTTCTCGTCCATCTACGGGCCGACCGGCATCGGCAAGACGTTCGTGTGCATCGACCTGACCCTGACGCTGGCGTCCGGGGCCGACTGGTACGGCCAGCAGTCGAAGCGGCAGAACGTCCTCTATCTCGTCGGGGAAGGCATCCGGGGCTACAAGAAACGCATCGCAGCGTGGCTACATGAGCACCCGAACCTTGACCCTCGTCAAAACATCACGTTCAGCGACGCCTACGGGCACTCGCTCCGAGATCAGGCCACGCTAGACGGACTGACCCGCTACGTCCGAGAGAAGGGGTTCACGTTCATCGTCGTAGACACCCTGAATATGTTCAGCGGCGGCATAGATGAGAACTCGGCGCAAGAAATGTCCGAGATCACGACGGCGCTCACCGTCCTCGCTAACGACGCACCCGCCACCGTCCTCGCCGTACACCACACCGGCAAGTCGGTAGCGAACGGGCCACGCGGCTCGTCCGTCTACCAATCGACCGTCAACAGTTCGATCCTCGTGACCCGGGACGCCGAACTCCCCGAGATCACCCTCCACTTCGACAAGATGCGAGACGCCGAAGCGGGGCGCCCGATGAAGCTGGAAATGTATTCGGTCCCCGAGTATGAGTCCGCCGCCCTACGCCTATCGAACCTCCAGAACGATCAGGAACGGGGCAACCTGCGCGACCTACTGGACGCCATAGAGAAGCACGGGCCGATGACACCGGCAGAAGCGACCCACTACAGCGGGGCAGGACAAAAGCGCACCCGAGACATGCTCGCACAAGGTGTCCGAGAAGGGTTCTTAATCTACAGCGAAGGCGGTGGGCGAGGCCGACGGGCAACCTACGAACGTACCGAAAAGAGTCTCTAAACCCTGGCAATAAACCCTGGCAAACACCCTCCACGAGAAGGGGTCCGCTGCCAGGGTTTAATCCCATACAAACAAAGGGAAAACCCCGGTTTCAGAAACCTTGGCACCCCCCTAGACAAACGAACCGTTGCCAAGGTTTACGGGACATCGGGTCCCCGGCTCGCTGACGCTCGCCGGGGGGACCCTCACGGTATGTCCGGTGCCAAGCTTTATCGAAGCCCAAAAATGGGCGCAAAAATGGGCGTGGCCCCCGCACCCCAGCCCGCCCAAAGGAGAAAGGAAAAGCAGACCGGGCACGGAGGCCACGCGAACTCACCCTACCACCAGTCGGAGACAACCCCGCTGG